CTGATAAGGATGGACTTCCTGTTTCAGTAACTATGGGTGGTGCTGCAGGTACTGGTACTATTCAATTAACTATGATGTACGTTATAGATTAATTACTAAAATTTTAGGGGATGGAAGCGAGAGTGGAAATCCCCTAGAGTGCATGAAAAAGATACAAGATTTAAAACCTGTATTACATTTTAAAAAAGATAATTATGTATACAGATATGTATTAGTAGATAGGTTTCAAAATGATTCTAAAAATCATAATGGCTTTGATACTAAAGAAGAGAGAACAACAGAAGAAATATTTGCTTTAGAAAAAGATAGACATATAAGGCGAAAGTATATTATAAGGAAGTAGTATGGCATCAGTAGTAGAAATTTGTAATGGATCATTAAATCAACTAGGTGCAACAACTATTCTTTCACTAACAGAAGATTCAAAAAACGCTAGACTTTGCAATCAAAGATACACTCAAGTAAGAGATAGTGTATTTAGATCACACCCTTGGAACTGTTTACAGAAAAGAGTTGAACTAGCTGCAGACACTACAGCTCCTGCATGGGGTTTTAGTTTTGCTTATACTTTACCTGCAGATTGTTTAAGACTACTTAGAATATTAGATTATGATTCTAACTACAAAGTAGAAGGTAGAAAAATATTATCTAATACATCTAGTATGAAAATATTATACATTGGTAGAGTTACTGATCCCAATGAGTATGATGAATTATTAAGAGAAACTTTATCTGCTGCTTTAGGTGCAGACATTGCTTTTGCAGTTACATCAAATAATCAAACAGCAACAAATATGTATAATTTGTTTCAAGATAAATTAAAAGATGCTAGATTTGTAGATTCAACAGAAGGTCAAAATGTTGAGCAAGATTTAGGCATGACAGATGTTATAGACGCAGGTACATTTATTAACTCAAGGTTTTAGTAAATGGCTAGAGTTGCAGTTGAACTAACAAACTTTACAGGTGGTGAATTATCCCCAAGACTAGATGGTAGAACTGATCTAACTAAATATACATCTGGTTGCTCAACCTTAGAAAACTTAGTTGTCTATCCACATGGCTCGGCAGCTCGTAGACCTGGTTCTACATTTATAGCTGAAGTTGCTAATAGTGCAAACAAAACAAGATTAATTCCTTTTGAATTTTCTACAACACAAACTTATATGTTGGAGTTCTCTAATTTAAAAATGAGAGTCTACAAAGATAGTGGCTCTGTATTAGAAGGAGACAAAACTATATCTGCAATTACAAAAGCAAATCCTGCTGTAGTAACTGCTACATCACATGGTTATGAAAATGGAGATGAAGTATTAATTAGTGGTGTCGGAGGTATGACAGAAGTTAATGGTAAAAGATTTTTAGTTGCAGACAAAACTACCAATACATTTGAACTACAAGATAAAGATGGTGTTGATATAAACAGTTCATCATTTACTACTTATACTTCTGGTGGTGTATCAAATAAAGTTTTTGAAATAACAACTCCTTATACTACTGCACAACTTTTTGATATTAAGTTTGCACAAAGTGCTGACGTTATGTACATCACACATCCAGAACATGAAGTAGAAAAGTTATCTCGTACTGGTCATACTACTTGGACATTAACAGATGTAGATTTTACAAATGGTCCATTCATGGATGCTAATATTACTACAACAACTTTAAATCCAGGATCGCATACAGTAGGTACAGGAGTTGCGTTAGTTGCTAGTGCAGTTACTGGTATCAATAGTGGTAGTGGATTTCTTTCAACTGATGTAGGTAGACTAGTTAATTTTAGAGATGGTTATGGTAAAATAACTGGAGTAACAGATACGACTAATGCTACAATAACTATTATAAAAGATTTAGGATCAGCAACTGCTTCAGCAGATTGGTCTTTAGGTGCGTTCTCAGACACTACAGGTCATCCTTCTTGCGTAACCTTTTTTGAACAACGATTAGTATTTGCAGGAACAACATCTCAACCACAAACAATATTTTTTTCAAAGTCTGGTGATTATGAAAATATGGATGCAAATATAGGTGGAACGATAGCTGATGATGATGCAATCATTTACACAATCGCATCAAACCAAGTTAATGCAATTCGTTTCATGACAGCAACTAGAACTTTAATTATTGGTACTGCAGGAGGTGAGTTTACTGTATCGGGTGGATCAGTTGATACTGCAATCACACCAACAAACATATTAATTAAAAAACAATCTAACCATGGTGCAGCTAACGTAGATGCTATTGCTGTAGGTAACGCCACATTATTTTTACAAAGAGCTAAAAGAAAAATTAGAGAACTAGCATACAACTTTGATGTGGATGGTTACATAGCACCAGACATGACAATCCTTGCTGAACACATTACTGAAGGTGGTTTAACACAGATCGCATATCAACAAGAACCTAATCAAATTGTTTATGGGGTTAGAGGAGATGGTGAGTTAGTAGGATTAACTTATCAAAGAGAGCAACAAGTAACTGCTTGGCACAGACATATCATTGGTGGAAGATTTGGTGTAGCAACAATTACAGTTTCTGATTACGCAAACATTGTAAATGGCACTAAATTAACTTTAACAAAATCTGATGGCACAACTGTAGACTTTACTTCTACTACTGGAACTGCTGGAACTAATGAATTTAAAACTCAAACAAATAATAATACTACAGCAACTAATTTAAAAACTGCAATTAATGCTCACGCTAATTTTACTGCAACAGTAAATTCTGCAGTAGTAACTATTACTGAAACAGCACATGAAGCAACAGGATATTTAACGATTAAAAGTTTTGACAGTACAAGATTAACAGCAACTAGCGAAGGTAAAGCAGTAGTTGAAAGTGCAGCAGTTATTCCAACAGATGATACAGAATACCAGGTGTATGTTATTATTAAAAGAACCATTAATGGTGCAACAAAAAGATATGTAGAATTTTTAAATGTATTTGATTTTGATCAAACAGATAACTCATCATTTAATTTTTTAGATAGTGAACTAAGTTATAGTGGTAGTGCAGTTAGCACATTATCTGGATTAGATCATCTTGAAGGTCAAGTTGTTTCGATATTAGCAGATGGTGCAACGCACCCCAATAGAACTGTAAGTTCTGGTAGTATAACTTTAGATCGTTCTGCAAAAAGTGTTAAGGTAGGTTTAGCTTACACATCTTTACTACAAACGATGAGATTAAATGCTGGATCACAGAATGGTACATCACAAGGTAAGACTAAAAGAATATATGATATTACAGTTAGAATGTTTGAAACTATTGGTGTAGAGGTTGGACCAGATTTAGGCAACATGGAAAGAATACCATTTAGAAGTTCTGCTGATTTAATGGATGAAGGTATACCACCATTTACAGGAGACAAAGAGGTAGAGTTTAGAGGAAACTACGAGACAGATGGTTTTATTTTTGTTAGACAAACTCAACCTTTACCTTTTACAATTTTATCGTTATACCCAAGGTTAACTACTAATGATGGATAATATGTTATATATAATACCCTACACAGCTGAACATGGAAGATTTATATTATCTCAACAAATGAATCATAAACTTATGGATAAGGATGCACAGTTTGATGGAGATGCTATGAACCTTGTGCAAGACCACTTAGCTTTTACAGGTATTGTTAATGACAAACCAATTTTTGCTGCAGGAATGAAAATGATTTGGGGTCAAGTAGCAGAAGGTTGGGTTATTGCAACACAAGATGTTTGGCAACATCCACTAGCTGTAGCAAAAGCGATTAAGAAAGATTTTGCAAAAGTTGCAACAAAATATAATATTAAAAGAGTTCAAACTGCGGTGCGTAAAGATTTCGATAAAGGAATAAAATTTGCAAAGTGGTTAGGATTAGAGAATGAGGGTTTAATGAAACACTATGGATTTGATGGCTCAGATCAATATAGATATGCGAGGATATTTTAATGAGTTGGCAGATGGCAGTAGTAGGTGCAATAGGTGCAGCACAATATCAACAACAAGGTGCTATTGGTAAATATAATCAAGGTGTTGCTAATCGTAATGCTGCTGTTAAAGAACAAGAAGCAGAAATATTAGATAATAAATTAAATTTAGAACTTGCTCAATTTGATAAAAATTTTACAAAATTACAAGGTACTCAAGTAGTTAATACTTTAAAATCTGGTGCAGAATTTTCTGGTACAGCAAGAAATATACAATTATCAAATTTATATGAAGCTGAAGTAGAAAAAGATATTGCTAGATATAATACTGAAATAGGTAAAAGTAGAAAATTTGAAGAAGCAAACTTTGCTAGAATATCTGGTGAAGTTGCTAGACAACAAGCTAAACTTGCACAACTTGGAACACTTGCATCTACTGGTACAAGTTTATTAAGTATGCAAAAGGTAACATAATGAGAAACTATAAATCAGAATATAAAAACTACCACTCTAAACCAAAACAAAAAAAGAATAGAGCTAGTAGAAATGGTGCAAGAAGAATTATGAAAAAAAAACTTGGTAACAGTATATTAGGTAAAGATATAGATCATAAAGATAGAAACCCTAGAAACAATAGTAGAAGTAATTTAAGAGTAAGGTCTAAATCTTCTAACAGATCAAGGAATAAATAATGCCAAAGATACCCACATTTGAATCTAAATCTACAATAACATCTCAAGGACCAAGCGTTACTACTAATTTGCAAATTCCTTTATCACAAACTGTTGGTTCTGCTTTACAACCTGTATCTGACTTTGTTCAAAAAGAATATATTAAAGAAAGAAAGTTAGAAGAAAATAATAAAGTAGATAAGATTATAGCTGACTCTTATAAAGATAATGAAAGTGGACCTAATGGTTTTTTAACTCTTTCAAGTGAGACAGGAAAGAATGGTAATCCTTCAGATGCTTCTAGTATTTATGATCAAGGTGTAGATAAACTATATAATTTTATGTCATCTACCAAAGGTCAAAATTTATCTCGTTTTGGTAAACAAATTTTTAAATCTAAATTTTATGGTTCAGCAGCACAGTTAAAATCTAATGCTTTGTTAGAATCAAGAAAAACTCAATTTAAAGAATCATCTGACATTGATAGTGATTACATT